CGGTTTTGCCGGAGTAGAGCAGGGAGCAAACGCAAGACAGATTGCTAATATGCAGACCGCTTTTGCAGGACAGACTGCAATGGCACAGGGATTCAATCAGCTTAGTTCACAGTTCGCAGATTGTTGCTGTGAAAACAGACTTGGGCTTGCTGATCTGAAGTACACCGTTGCTACAGAAAACTGTGCTGACAGACAGGCTCTGAATGAAGGTGTAAGAGACATCATTGCATCGCAGACAGCAGGAACGCAGAGAATCCTTGACCAGCTCTGTGCTGACAAGATCGATGCAAAGAACGACGAGATTGCTCAGCTGAGACAGGAAGTTCTATTTGCAAGAGGTCAGGCTTCACAGGTAACGCAGAATGCAAACATCATCAACGGTATTTACGACAGACTTAATCAGTGCCCTGTGGGAACAGTTCCTGTTTATGGTGAACAGCCTATTTTCACATGTAATAACGGTGGATGTGGTTGCGGAAACAACTTTTAAGGAGGTGCGCTATGGCTTGTGAATTCTTGTATAATCCGATTCAGGAAGTTGCGTTAAATGCACCGATCCTGTTCGATACATCTATTCCTTGTTCTCGTGGGAATGTATACCATGAGGGGAATACAGGGAATTTTATTCTCAAAGGCGCAAACACCAATAACGGTTGTTGTAACCAATATGCACAGTATCAGGTTACATTCAACGGAAACATTGCTATTCCTGACGGTGGGACAGTAACACCGATAGCAATTGCTATTTCAGTAAACGGAGAACCGAGGCTGACAAGCAGGGCCATATTTATTCCTGCCGCTGCAGAAGATTTTGGCAATGTTACAAGCACGGCAATAATCAAAGTACCGAGATGTTGCTGTTTCAGTCTTAGTGTTGACGCAGTACCTGCGACAACAGACCCAACAGTAACACCGGCCCCTGTTATTGAGGTGCAGAACGCTAATCTGACAATCACAAGGATTGCATAGGAAGGAGGTTAAAGATGCACAAACTGATAGATTATGTCTGTGAAGAACTGGAAGAGCTTGAGCGTAAAGCGGAAAAAGAAGGACTGTCTATGGCAGAAGTGCAGTACGGAGATACATTAGCACATTTCAAGAAAAATCTGCTGAAGTCAGAAGAAATGATGGGCGAAGATGAGTACAGCATGGCTGACGGTTCTTACGCAAGAGGCGATCAGTATCGCAGAGACGGGCGTTTCATGCGCGGTTCCTATGCACGAGGCAGAGGTAGGAATGCAAGACGTGACGGCATGGGCAGATACTCTCGTGAGGATGGATATTCTATGGCAAGCAAAGAAATGGTCGAAGAACTGCATGAGCTGATGCAGGACGCTCCTGATGAACAGACACGCAAAGAATTTAAGAAATTTATTCAGCGTATTGAATCGATGTAAAGGCAGGTGATCCCTTTGATCAAAGAACAGGATTTGCTTGAAGCTATTGCCGAGTGTCAAGGGGAGCGCAATCCAAACGCCAACACATGCATCAAACTGGCGGCATATTATACGATCTTGGAAAATATTACAGAGCAACCAAAGGCAGATGTTCCACAAGCACAATATTCTTTTGCATCAAAACCTAATGGTGTAGGCCGAATTGGAGACAGTGATTTCCTGATGAAAATTGAGGGGCATGATGCGAAAGAAGTGTTACTCGTGATGGACGAACTTATGACTACTTTACAAGTGATCAATCCGAGATTATATAATAGCGTAATGAGAAAAATAGCAGAGTGATCTGCTATTTTTTTCTTAATTTATACAAAAAAGTGTGTACAAGAATGATTATATGTAGTATAATAATAATGTAAAAATAATTAGTTACAGTTTGAACAGTATAAATTTATAAATCAAATCATATAAGTTATAGCTAAAGCATAAAAAATTTATTCTGGTTTAAACCAGTATGGTAGAAATTAATAAGGAGGTATTAAAAATGAAGTGTTGTATTTGCGGAAAATCATTTAAAGGGGCAGGAAATAATCCGGATCCTGTAAGAAAAGACGGTTCAAGATGTTGTAATGAATGTAATATGGCATATGTTATTCCTGCAAGAATTAAACAATTTAGTGAAAAAACGACTCCGTATGAAAAACAGAAAGCAAAGGTATATGCTACAGGAAATAAATGGGCTATAGAAAATTTTCATCTAACACATGATTAAGGAGGTAAATATTATGAATAAAGATAAAGAAATTAAGAAAATAAAAAAATATATTGACGGTTTAGATCGTGAAAAACTTATTGAAATACTAAATACGTCTGAAAAAATAGGAAAACATATAGGTGCAGTAAAGAAAAATCATGAAATAGATGATTATATTAGATCAAAATTAATCAAAAATATTCAGTAAAATATCATAATCGTTGACGTTTTAACGACGTAAGTCAAGATGAAGTCAAGATAAAGTCAAGATAAAAGTCAAGATGAAATATGTCAACCGCAATAAAAGTCAAGATAAGTCAAGATGAATTAAATTCCTTAATATATAAGAGTTGAGTCAATTAAAATTTAAAGTGATTTTACTAATATATAAATATAGAATAATGATCTTGACTATCTTGACTTTTGTTGAAATTTCAACGTTTCATCTTGACTTTATCTTGACTCATCTTGACTTTCATCTTGACTTTTTGAAATTTATTTTTTGAAAATATGTCAACCGCAATATTTATGGTGATTTTTGATCTTGACTTTTATTGTATATGCATTTATATATGTATTTATGTACAATTTTTTGATTTTATAATAAAATCATAATAGGAGGTCAATGAAATGCCTAGACCAAAAATAGATACATATGAAAGTGAATACTGGCTTCTTAAGATTAAAGGATGGGCAAGAGACGGATTGAGTGAAGAACAGATTGCTTATAACATGGGCATATCTTATAATACGCTTAAGCGGTGGAAGAAAATATCAGAGCTCATTGCGTCTGCCTTAAAAGAAGCAAAGGATGTTGCCGATAGAAAAGTAGAAAATGCGTTATTTAAGTCTGCAATCGGTTATTCTTATGATGAAGTGACTGAAGAAAGAAAATTTAATCCTAAAACCCAGCAATATGAAATGGTAGTAACAAAGATCGTACATAAGACGGTTCTTCCTCAAACAACTGCTCAGATCTTTTGGCTTAAAAACAGAAAACAAGAAGAATGGAGAGACAGGCGGCAGATCGAAGATCATATTGCATTCGAAAACGATGGATTTATTGAAGCACTTAAAAAGAACGCAGAAGAAACATTTAAGGATTCTGAAAAAATAATAGAAGAATGAAAAAAAGAAAAGCTCCATTTAAATTTGTAGATTTCAGTCAAAAACAGAAAATGGTTTTAGAGTGGTGGACTCCGGCTTCTCCATATTGCAATAAAGACGGAATCATTTGCGATGGATCAATCAGAGCCGGAAAAACTACAGTAATGTCATTGTCATTTATTATCTGGGCAATGGATAATTTTGAAGAAGAAAATTTTGCGTTATGTGGAAAGACGATTAATGCTTTGCGTAGAAATGTAATAAAACAGTTAAAGAGAATCATTGTGAGCCGTGGTTACAGATATAAAGAACATCGCGTAGAAAATTATATTACAATTTATTATGAGGGAGTAGAAAACGATTTTTATTTATTCGGCGGTAAAGATGAAAGTTCTCAGGATTTAATACAAGGGATTACACTGGCAGGAGTATTTTTTGATGAAGTTGCATTAATGCCGGAGTCATTTGTTAATCAGGCAGTAGGAAGATGTTCTGTTGAAGGATCAAAATTCTGGTTTAATTGTAACCCGGACAGACCAAGTCATTGGTTTAAAGAAGGGTGGATAGATAATCTTTCAGATAAAGATATGATCAGAATACATTTTGAAATGGAAGATAATCCTAGTCTTTCAAGTGATATGATCAGAAGATATAAATCGCTTTTTACTGGTGTTTTTTACGATAGGTTTATTAGAGGCTTGTGGGTAATGGCTGAAGGCCTCATTTTTCCTATGTACCAAGAAGCAATGATCAAATCTGTGCCAGAAGGTGAAATTGAAAAAACTATATTTTCTGTTGACTATGGAACCATGAATGCATTTGCGATGATTCAATGGAATAAATACGAGAATGATAAGACGTGGTATGCAGTAAATGGATATTATTATTCTGGAAGAAGTGAAGGTATTCAAAAAACAGATATTGAATATATGCAAGAGATAAGTGAAAAATTTTCTGATGTAATATCAGAATATAGAAATAAAAAGATAGATGCGAAAGAATTTGATCTTATGCCGCCTGAAAAACTGGCAGTTATTATTGACCCATCTGCATCGTCATTTATTGCCCTTCTCAAAAAACAAGACTGGTGTAAAACAAGAAAAGCAAAGAATGAGGTTCTTAATGGAATACGTGATACAGCCGTTGCATTACAGACAGGATTAATTAAAATAGTGGATAATTCTTCGCTTCAGCAATGGAAAAAAGAAGCCGGCGGATATGTTTGGGATGATACAGAATTAGAAGATCGTCCCATAAAAATAAATGATCATTATATGGACGCAACAAGATATTTTGTAAGAACAATGAAACTTGTAAAATTTAATCGGGAGGTAGATTAATGCATACGTACCAAGATTTATTAGAAGTAATTGAATCTGGAAAAGACACCGCAAAATTTATTTATGAGGCAATTCTTAAACATGAAAGTTCAGATGATTTTAAATTCGCAAAAGAAGCAAATGAGTATTATAAACAGAAAAATACAACGATCAGAAATTATGAAAGAATTTTATTTGAAGTAACAGGTAAAGCAGTACGCGATGATTTTTCACCAAATTATAAATTGGCCAGTAATTTCTTTTATAGATTTATTACACAGGAAAATCAATATCTGCTGGGCAATGGTGTAACGTTTGACGTTAAAACCGTTAAAAATAAATTAGGAACACCAAGATATGATTTTGATAAACAGCTTCAAAAAGCAGGAAAATACGCGTTAACAGAAAAGGTATCATTCGGTTTTTGGAATTTAGATCATATTGATGTTTTTAAGTTTACAGAATTCGTACCGTTATTTGATGAAGAAACCGGAGCACTTAGAGCAGGAATCAGATACTGGCAGTTAGATAAAGATAAACCGTTACGTGCAACGCTTTATGAAGAAGATGGCTACACAGAATATAAATGGGACGATAAAACGCTGGTTGATACGTCTGAAGTCATAAAAAATAAAACAGCATATGTAATTAATGGAACATATAATGATGCTGATGGATTTGAGATTACAGATGGTAGAAATTATCCGTCATTTCCAATTGTTCCGCTATGGGCAAACGATTCTCATCAGTCGTCGCTTGTTGGAATTAGAGAACAAATCGACTGTTATGATTTAATAAAAGGCGGATTTGCAAATACTGTAGATGAAGCATCGATTATTTATTGGACATTGCAAAACGCTGGCGGAATGGATGAAGTAGATCTTCGTGAATTTGTTGAAAGAATCCGTAAACTTCATGCGGCAACTGTAGATGATGAAGTAAAGGCAGAATCTCATACGATTGAAGCGCCGTATCAATCGCGTGAAGCCTTATTGGATAGACTTCGTGCAGATCTTTATGAAGATGCAATGGCGCTTGATACAAAAGCGCTTGCATCAGGTGGATCAGTAGTTACTGCTGTCATTAAAGCCGCATATGAACCGCTCAATAATAAAGTCGATGATTATGAATATTGCGTAAGAGATTTTATTGATTCAATTATGGAACTCGCCGGAATTGAAAGTGAATATAGCTTTACAAGATCAAAACTACTTAATCAGCAAGAAGATATTTCCGTAGTTGTCAGTGCCGCGGAATATCTTCCTTCAGATTATATTACTGAAAAAATTCTCACAATCTTAGGAGATGGCGATCAACTTACAGAGATACTGAAACAAATGTCAAATGAAGAATTATCGATGATAGAAACAGAAGTCAATGATAATGCTATTGATAATAATGATAATGGTATAAATATTGATGAGGAATAATTATGGTAAATAATCCATTTGATGCTGGAAACATTGCGACAGAAGAAATACTGGGAGCAATGGAAGGAGAAATTTCGGCGGCATATAGTGAAGCAGAAGCCGATATGACAGCAAAACTTCTTGATTTTTTATTTACAGTAGATGATCTTAATGATGCGCGCCAAATTTATCAATTTTTTAGAGAACAGCATAAAATAAAACTTCAAGAATTAAAGCTTGGTAAAATCAGCAAAAAAGAATATGGCGCATGGAAAGCAAAAGCGTTAATGGCAGATAAAAGATGGCTTCCTTTACAAAAAACTCTTGCTGACGATTTAACGCATGCTCGTGAAATTGCAACTTCCATTATTAATGATAAAAAATGCGATGTTTACGCATTAAATCATAATTACGCTACATACGAAATTGAAAGAGAAATAGGAGTAAGTACGTCTTTTGCTTTATACGATCATGATACAGTAGAACGATTGATTGTAAAAAAACCAGATCTTCTTCCAAATTATAAAGTAAATGAAGCAAAAGATCTCGCATGGAATACAAAGCACATAAGACAGGCAGTAACGCAAGGCATATTACAAGGAGAATCAAATCAAGATATTGCAAAAAGACTCCGTAAAGTATGCGGTATGAGTGAAAATGCATCGATTAGAACAGCTAGAACTGCTACAACCTGTGCGCAAAATTCCGGCAGAATAGATGGATATAAAAGAGCCCAGGAAATGGGAATCGGAGTAGAACAAACATGGATTTCTACTTTAGATGGAAGAACTCGGCATGAACACCGTAAATTAATGGGACAAAAACAAAAAATAGGAAAACCGTTTAAAGTAGATGGATATGAGATTATGTTTCCAGGCGATCCTACTGCAGAAGCGTTTCTTGTATATAATTGCAGATGCACATTGATTGCTGACGTGGATGGATCAAAATATAATTTGGAAGAAAGAATAGAAGAAGTACTCAAGAAAAAAGATTTAACATGGGATGAATGGATAAATGAACAGCCTTTGCCGCGGCATTACGGTGAAAGTAAAAAAGATTATCTTAAACGATATAAAGAACATCATAAAAAAATGAAATTTTCTGATTGGCTTGAAGAACAGGTAATGCCGGATGTTTTGATTACAAAAGCATGGTCAGATAAAAAGATGAGTAACATTTATAATTTGATCAAAGAGCAAAATGTTACAGATGCAAATAAATTTTATAAAGAACTTGGAAAGCTTGGTAAACCATCAGAAGTATGGGATAAGTATTTAACTGGTCAACTTGACGCAATTGATCTAAAACAGTTTGAAGAAATTCTTAAAAAGTATTTACCAAAAGAAACTACTACCGCGGCAGTTGAAAAAACAGCAAAAGAAACTGCAACTGAAACCGTTATAGATTTTGACGCATTTAAAGAAAAACTTCCTTTAACTATGGCGGGTTTGAGTCAGCCGTTAAAAGATGAATTAAATAAAGCAAATTTACTTTCATTTTATAAATATACAGAATGGAGGACTGGAAAAATAAGTTCTCCTGAATTTGATAAATTCTTTAAAGAATATCAAGAACAAGCAGCAAAAAGAGTTGAAGATTTAGAGAAGCAAATTAAATATACTAAATCTGATCCTATGTCATTTGATGATGCAGATATGCACCATGTAAATCCAGAGTATAAAGGCAATTCAGGTATTTATTCAAAGAACTGCCAGACTTGTGCGATGACATATGAAGCAAGAAGACAAGGTTATAATGTTGAAGCACTAGGAAAAGATAAAGCTCATCCGCATACATATGCTTTGCAACAGGAAGTCGGTATAGATCAAGCGAACGCATGGATAAATAAATTTACGGGCGAAAAACCTGTGCATTTAGAGTGTTCACCAAAATTGCAAACCCCAGGAAAATATAAATTTCTTGAAGATACAGTCGGTCATAATGGAGAAAGATACACATTATCTGTTGCCTGGAAAGGCGGCGGTGCACACGTTATCAACCTGGATCGCGATGCAAATGGCGTTTTGCGATTAATTGACAATCAAAGAGGAAAGAATGAAAAACATATCTGGACAGGCGAAAAAGAAATAAAACAGTATTTAGATAAAACCAAAAAGATCAAATACGTTTTACGTGTAGATGATTGTATTCCAAATCCAAAGTATTTCAACATGATTACTAAGGAATCGAATACGATAAAGTCTGTTGCAAAGAAAAATGCTATAACTAATAAAGTAGATTATAGCAAACTTCCAATTGATTATACAAAGTTAGATAAAAAGTTATACGGCAGTCAAGAATTTTTTGATGCAGTTAAAAAGATTTCAGATAAACACGGCCTTCTCATGTCAAATGCATGGAAGAAGTATATAAAACAGGATCTTCCTTTAGATGACATGAAAAAAATTGATGCTGTTATAGGAAAGTTTGATAAGTATACAATTAAATCAGTTGAACCTAAAATAGAGCCTGTTTCTGTTAATACAACTGGAAAAATCATTGATCCTAAAAAGAAAGAAACGTATCAATCATTTCTTAAAGAACAAGATCTTACTGAATCAGATATTAAAAACGCCGGAGGCTGGGAAGAATTCAAAAAGAAGTATGGAAAGACTTATGGTAATGAGTGGGTCAGTAAAATAGATGCATTATATATTGATAAGCCTGTAAACGTTTTAGATAAATCACAGTTTAAAAATAAGAAAATGTCTGCCGTTTATACTGATATCAAAAAGACAGATGTAAAAACTGCAAATCAATTCTATAAAGAACTTCAGAAGATGGGTAAGCCTTCAGATGTATGGGATAAATATCTGAAAGGTGAATTGCCAGATGTTGATGTACAAAAAATTGAAAAGCATTTGCAAAAGAAATATTCTGCATTAGAAGAAGCAATGCCTGGTGAATCTGTAACAGGACTTGATATTGACGCATTGTCAAAGAAAAAAGTAACCGGAGTTTACAATGATTTTGTTGCAGATGGAGATAAAACAACTGCTAATAAATTCTATAACGAACTGAAAAAGATTGCTACAACAAAAGGTTATAAGTCTCAATCTGATGTATGGAAAAAGTATTTGAACGGCGAACTCGATTTTGATGACATTGAAAAGATCGATAAATATGTGATTAAAAAATATCAGACCGTCGCGCCTTCTGCACCTGGAATAGAACCAGCAGTAAATCCATACTCAAAAATGACAACATCTGAATTAGCTACCGATTCTAAAATCAATGACGCTGTTATTTTTCAACATATTATTAAAGAATCAAATAAATATAATATACTATGGGATAAGTATGTAACTAAATGGGCAAATGGAGAAATTGATGACTCATTTTTAGATGAAAAACTACTTGGTGTAACTGCTAAAAAAGTTGAAATTGATTATAATAAATTATCTGTACCGTCTGCTATACAAGATGAACTGGAAAAAGAAATATCATCAGATATTGCAAATGAGTTTATGGGTCTTATTACTGATATGGGACTTAAATACAATAAGAGTTATATGTATATTTGGAAAAAATATAAGAAAAAAGAACTCACTGAAAGTGAAATGAAGCAAATCGATGATATTGTAGGCAAGTTAAATAAATATACAGTAAAAGATATTCCGGTTTCTTCTAATATTGATTATGATAAACTTCCTGGCGGTCCCGCCCAGGTATATTCAAAGTTAAAAGGTAAAGTAGACTCTGATTCAGCAAATGAGTTTAAAGATTTACTTGATAATATTGCAAATGCCCATGATCCACTCGATAGTTATGATATATGGGAAAAGTACAAAAAACAGCAACTCAATGAAAATGAGATGAAACAGATAGATGGTATTGTCAATAAATTAGATGAATATACAATAAATGGCGCGGTTTCTAAAATTGATTACGACAATTTACCTCCAGTAACAAAAGTATATTCTGATCTAAATGATATATCGTCTGATTTATCATTTAAATTTTATAATGCGCTTAATGACGCACAGGCATTAAATGAGGGCACGCTGGATGTGTGGGAAAAATATAAGAAAAAACAACTTACTAAAGAACAGACTGAAGAAATAGATAAACTAGTTGAGCAATGGCAAAAATATACTTCGGCATC